AACCTCATCTACTTTAGGTAAAGCTGCTACTCTAGTTAAATACTTTATTCCACTAGCGTATCTAAATGCTCTCAGTCCTTTGCCACCATTGCTTTCTTTCCAACAGTCATTCTTATGAGGACAATATACACAACCAACTGCTAATTTCATATTTCCAGATTTACCTTCTGGCACAGGCTGATAACAAAGTTCAGGAGGAGTGTCTTTAGATATAGCTTCTTTTATTCTTTCTATTTTAATTTTAGCATTAGGCTTAACTAACTCTCCTGGTTGATAAGAAGTAAGCTCTCCTGTCTCTTTATTAATCGCAAGAAAACCTCCTCCAGTAGTTTCTTCAGCAGTCTCGTAGGCAGATAGCTGCATAAGGTATCCAAATGTGTCGCTCTCATGCAGAGAGTTATCAGCAAACTTTTTAAATGCAAAATTAGAAGCAGTCTTAATATCCACTACTTCACCATTTACCTTACAGTCAATGTGACCTTTAATACCATCTAGGCTAACTTCTTTCTGTTCATCAGTTATTTTGTTGTCTGTCATTCGTAATAACATTAGAACTATTTCTTCTAAGAGATGACCATATAGAAACTTAATAAAAGTTTGTGGAGGTATTCTAGAAGTAAAGTTTTGAGTCTTTTTGCTATCAAACCAAAGTTGTCGTAATGGTTTTCCTATATTAGACATTCTAATAGTGAACTCATTGGAAGGTTGTGGAGAAGCCCAATGCTTGATGACTTCTTTGATTGCTTCTCCTGTTTGATCTATGGCCTCTTCTGATAAATCAATCGCTCCATCATTTAACTTATCTAGTTTATTGTAAATGGATTTGACTATAAGGTTGTCCATAATTGATCCCATTGTTGTTTGTTGTCTTCCAGTATTTATTAAATATCATTTGATCTATTAAGCCATGTGTATACTCTCTGCTTAATGGACTGTACTTAATGGTTCTTAAACAATCTCTACAAATACTTTTACTTTTTTTAAAGTTAAAAGCACTACGAGAAGTAGTGTTACAGTTAATACAAGGGTCATGTTTGAAAAGATTCATTAGTGTGTCTCGCTCCAGTTGTCACCTACATTGTATTCGCCAGTAAGAGGACAATTCAGCTCTAGAGAGTTACCTGCCTGTTCAATGGCAAATACACCTAGCTTACCCACTTCATCAGCTATACTAGCTTCAGCCTCTATCTGCCACTCATCATGTACATTAGCTACAAAGTGAGTGTCATATGGTTTTAAAGTATCGTTTAAGATTACTAATGCTTCTTTCATAACGATAGCACCTGCACCCTGTAACAAAGTATTCAAAGCACTGTACTCACTTCTAACTCCAAGCTTTCTGCCATCGAGTCCTTTTAGATATCCATTTTTTTGGAACGCTCTAGATACTCTATTTCTAAGGTTTGCAAATGCAGGGAGATTATCGAAGAAAGATTTTCTAAGTCTCGTACCAGTTTCTTTGTTTCCTCCAGCCACAGTTCCAAGCTTTTCATCTCCTGCTCCGTATAAGAGTGCATAGATGAATGTTTTTGCCTGATCTCTAGATTCAAGTCCTGCAAGGTGCTGGTTAGCAGTGTGTATGTCTCCCGATATGATTTCATTAGTGTAGTCCTTATCATTCATGTAGTGAGCTAACATCCTTAACTCTAGTCCTGAAGCATCAATACCCACTAACTTATAGTTAGAAGGTACTCTCCATAAACTTCTAAAGTTTCTACCATAAGGAGCATTAACACTAGGAACTTGTGCCATGTTTGGTTTCCTGTGAGTCATACGTCCTGTCACTGTTCCATTGTGTATGACATGGCTATGTACTCTAAATGTGCCAGGGTTAGCCTCTTCTATCCAAGAGTTAAGCTGCGCTATGCGCTTCTCTAACAAAAAATACTTCTGAATTAGCTTGGCCTCTGGTATATCTGTGACAGTCTCTAATACTTTCTCATTCAGTATTGCTCTGCCTTTATCAGTAAACTTAGTAGGCTTCCACCCAAACTCCTGCAAGTAGTCAATGAGCTGCACCCTGCTAGATACATTTACTTCTTTAACTTCAGTCCTGACAACATGATCTTTATCAGTCTGCTGCATCTCAAGATACTCATCATCAGTCAGCCTAGTGCCTTCACCACATTCAGATACAGCATTTCTTGCTATGCTGCCATCCTTTTTATACTTAGGGTATAACTTAGTTTTGATGAGCTTAGGCTTAAAAACTTCTTTGATACTGTTCTCAGTTTTGACCCTGCTACTGCGAAGCTCAAGTTGAAGGAGCGAAGCTTTATCAAAGTCTAGTAAGAACCCATGTCTCTCTTGTTCGCCTAATATCTCAGCGACACTATGCTCAAGATCAATACACTTCCTACTGTACCCTCTAGCTTCTTGTCGTAGTTCATGGAATACCTTGGTGTTCAACTCTACATCTCTGATGCAATACTTCACCATCTGTACAGAGTAATGACTGTAATCATTAAACTCTATCTTTGGATAAGATAAGAGAGTTCCCCAATCAGCTAACTTGTGTCCTGGCTTCCTATCTGGATTACACAATCTAGAAAGAACTAATGTGTCTAATATCTCCTTGTCTTTTCCAAAGTCAGGATAGTCCAGTATCTTTCTGATGCAAGGTATATCAAAGGTTAAGATATTATGCCCTATTAGAATATCTGCTTTATTGAGCAAGAATACAGCTTCATGTAGCTCATTAGGCCCGAAAGAATGTATCGTCTTAGTGTCTGCGTTCTGAACTACAATGCACCATATCCTTGTATACTTAACGCCATCAGTTTCTACATCGAATACCAGTCTTATCTTATCATCACTCATAAGATAGTCTCCTCTGCAGTTTCAATGTCACTAATATCTAACTCAGTTAATCTGCCAGTTACTGTGTCATAGATAATGGAACCTGCGTCCCCTACTTCACCAGAGTATCTGTTCTTCAGGACTCTTAACTTAGTTGTCCTGGCTTCTATCTCATCTTCTGCTTGTTGATTTCTTTCAAGACCAATAACAGAATCAGCTATCTGAGCTATTACGTGAGAACCTCTAAGGTGGCTAAGATTTATCTCAGCTCCATTCTCATGACCCTTGTTACCATCCAATCTTCTTAGGTGGGAGACAGTAACAATAGAGATATCAAGTTCTTCACACAGCTCTCTAAACTTGTGCATGATCTTATTTATCTCTGAAGTTTCATTCTCTCCCCCTGCTGCACTGATCATGTGAATGTGATCAATAAAGATCCACTTACATTCTGAACCTGCTGCCATGAACTTTACTCTATCTGCAATAGCATTTAGATTGTTCTCACCAACGTGTTCATAGACCCATACTCTGCCCTTATTGTCTCCTTCAAACAAAGCATCGTGCCATTCAGATAGTCTGGTTATATCGTAGGTATCTCTCACACTGTCCTTAGATAGACGCTCATTAGCTTCAATAGACATCAAGCCATCAATAGTGCGTTCATAGCTTTCTTCAAGCATGACAATACCGATGTTGTCTGTAGTCTTTTGTAGTAGCCAATGCTGTAGTTCACGACAGACTGCGCTCTTACCTAACCCTGTACCAGCAGTAAGCACTGTCACCTCACCTTGTCGTAGCCCCTCTAGCTTTTCATTGAGTCCCTTCCAAGGGAAAGGAACAGATAGTTTAGTAGGTCTTTCAAGATACCTTCCTTTGTTATCACTAACTGACACAAGGCCACTAGGTGTGTATGTTTTAGCTGAGTACCAAGCATCCATGAACGCCTTTTGTTCTCCTGCCATCAACATCTCATTAGCATCATTGTATCCAGAGGGAAGGGTTACTATCTTTGTCTTGCCTGTTTGTAGAAGTCTAGCTACTTTCTCTGTAGCTTTTCTTCCTGGCTCATCCATATCGAAACAAAGCACTACATTCTCAAAGCTATAAAGATACTCTAGGTTCTTTCTAACAGCTCTCTCTGCATCTGAAGAGGACTTCACTCCTATTGCAGGAAAGTTAGTACCTTTAGCAGCATTTATCATTTGATAACCAGACATAGCATCTATCTCACCTTCAAAGAGCGTGATGTATCTTTGTCCTTCTTCAAAGAGCTGCTTACCAAAGAGATCTACTTTAGAAGAGCCATCAGTCCATACAAACTGAAAGGGTTCGTTATTCCTTTTCTTTATAACGTCCCTTATCTTTATAACTTCTTCTTCACCATTGTAGTAAGGATAGTAATGTTTGATGTCATTACCTTGATCATCTCTAACTACTCTGACGTTGAACTTCTTAACGACAGGAAGCTGTAAGCAACGAGATTCAATAGCACAAATCTCACCACCTGTAGGCTTAACTATCTTAGAAGGTTTAGACTGTCGGGGAGTAGGAACAATGTCCTCACCCCCTTCTCTAGCTCTATTATACTGAGCAGGATTCCATGAAGTTTCACAAGAGAAACAATATGCGCTTCCATTTTTGTACTCAGTGAGAGCATTACGACTACCACACTCTTCACGAATACAGGCTATGTGCTGGCGTTTATAGACGTCTTCATCCATATCGTTGCTCCTGTTTTACTGTTGTACTGTTGTTATGAACATATCCTCAGTCAAATGATCTTCTCTCATAGCTTTGTGAAAAGCATTGAGCGCAGTCTCAGACACTAAGGCTTTGTCTCTGTAATGTAAGATATCCTTTTGGGTCTCTAGTATTACTCTCGACAATCCTCTAATGACTTGTTGCTTAGTGGCATCTGCTTTGGATAGATCGTATATTTTACCTTCAAAGGTTATTGTATCTTCTGCCATTAGAATGCCACCTCATCTGCAGTAATATCACCTCCAGCCTGTTCAGCTAGCTCAAGAACCTGCACTGCTACAAGCATTGGTCTTACGTGCTGTTTGTTTGAACCATACTTGTAAGGCTTCCATTGAACATTAACTATGCTGCCATTTTCAATGCGCTCATCGAAATCGTTTTTATCCTTATCCATTACAATAGGTGGGCTGTTCTCATTACCTTTGTAATCAGTAGCCCATTTGAGAAAGGTGATGACAGGCTTATTGCTATACTCCATCTTGCCACCTTTGTTTAAACGCATTCCTGCATTGAATCCTGCAGCTTTAAACTCTTCATAAACCTCAGGCTCAACAGCTACATTGATTTCCCATTGATACTTACCTGTTCCTGGTGATTTCTTCTCGTTATAGTCAGGTACAGCATCATAGACTTTTGCAAAATAACTTTCGCCTTTTACTACTTTAGATTTATCAGACATCTAGTTCTCCTTGTTTTGCTGATTGTTGTTTGAACTCTTCGACAAGATCATAGCCTGAATAGTTACAGCCATGTCCAAAGATAACCTCTACATACTTAGCATCTTCATCACTAGGTCTACTGCGAACTGCTAACTTATCTCTGTACATTTCTTCACCATACAAACTACAGAACTTCTCCCATTCTTGTTTAGATAACTTAACCATTATTGATTTCTCCCCTGTAAAGCTTGTTTATAAACTCAGGAATACAATCACGAACAAAGCTATCAGTAATTTTAGATTTGGTTTCTGCATACTTTCGCTTGGCTATCACAAAGGTGATGAAGGCATCCTGTACTTCTTGATCAGGAACCTCCACCATCATTGAGTGAGCGAAAGCAATAACGAATTGCTCTTCTATGAACTGACGTTCAGACATAAGAATCTCCTTTTACTTTATGCTGCTTTCAATAAAGTACAGGCTTTTCTTACGTTATCTCGTCTATCAATCCTAGTAGATGCAATGTTCTTCTTGCTGTTCTCAGTGTTGCCATCAGCGTGAGTAGACCAGTGGGTCATCGCATTGTATACGGCCCAGTGGTTAGAACCTAAGACACGTTGTTCGTGGTTAATGTACTGATTCCAAAGGAACTTGATATCCTTGGTCTTACCATCTTGATACTTCTTAGAAGAAAGTATCTCACTGAGACTCATCAATGGATCAACCTCGAACTTAGCGGCTTTAGCTAATATCTTGAAAGCTTCAAGGTTGCTGACTGATTGTTCTTTCCAGTTAGCCCATCTCTCCTTTTCTCTTTCATAGGTAGAGATAGCGGAAGCTACCATGCGAGATCCTCTATCAGGGTTAAGACTCTTGGTATGCTTAGAAGTGTAAACACATAGTGGATCTAACATAACTTGTAAATTGGTACAGGCCATCCGTACAGCACATGACTCAATCGTAAAAGGCCAAGAGCCGTCATAGCTATTCCTGTGCAGTATCTGAAGCATTGCCTCATCACCATTCCCTGTATCAAAAGTATGGGAAGGAAGGTCATATTGAGCAAGATATCTACCACCATCGTGAGATGTATCTATTCTTCTCTTGATACCAGTGAGATCTAGACCAGAGTTGAGAAGCATATTTTCAACAGTAGCTACACACTCTGTGGGTTGACGGCCTAACCTAAACTTACTTCCTACAACATTAACCAGCTCATTGTTTCTGGTGTTGTAGATAACACGTTTCTTGTTATCAGTTTTTTGTTGGCTATCTGATATATCAAAGTGTAATTCAGACTCAGCAAAGTGAGGTAACACACCAGCTAAACTATCTAGCTTTTCTAAGTGTAGTTGGTTTTGGTTTCTTGAAGGGTTTAATGCGTGAATGTTATTAGTCATTTTGTT